GGTGATGGTACTGTTGACATGAGTCAATGGTTTAAAAAAGTTGATATACTAGAAGACCAAATCAGAAATAACGACATATGGTTTTGTAGTGCTCCTTTCACAATGGTCTACACTACAACTAGAGGCGAATATGCACCATGCTCATGGGCTGCTGAAGGTTTCAATCCTAATATAAAAGACGTACCTATTCGTAGATACTTTGAAGATAATAAAAATTTAAATGATTTACGTAAAGAAATGGTTACACCAGGTTCTAAATTAGAACTTGCAAAAAAATGGTGTAAACAATGTATGTTTCAGGAAAAAAACTATGGCAGATCAAGGCGACAAGCTTCTCTTAAAATACAAACAAACGATCACGCAATATGGCCTGGTATAAGAAATGCAGTAGAGTATTTTAAAAGAAGAAACAAAGGTGTGTTTCAGGATAGAATATTTGAAATACAAGTAAAGGCATTTGGTAACAAATGTAACCTTGATTGTTATATGTGTATACCTTATGACTCTACTACACGATTAAAATCTATACACTCGGAAGAAGTAAAAGGTGAAAATGTTTTTTCTGATTATGCAAAGACACCTATAGAATTAGTAAAAGGTGAGAAGTTAAAAAACGTTGTAGATCAAATAGTTGAATTAGCACCATACATTTATAATTTAAAATTTATAGGTGGCGAACCATTAGTTATGAAAGACTTTTATATGTTGTTAGATAAGATATGTAAAACAGGTCATGCTGATAAAATGTTTGTAAAATATCAAACTAATATGTCAGTACTATCAATGGAAAAATTAAGATTATTAGATTACATTCCTAAGTTTATGCAATTTGAATTTACGGTATCTTTAGATGGTATAGGTAAGTCTGTAGAATATATAAGACGTAGAACAAACTGGCAAGATGTAGTAAACAATATAAAAGAAGTTAAAAAGTTTCCTAACGTAACGGTTAATATAAACGGTGCAATATCTTTTTTAAGTGTATTAAGATTTTACGAATTGATAGAATGGATAGATAAAAATAAAACATTGTTCAAACAAATCAATTGGTCTAATATAAGAAATCCTAAAAAGTTATGTGCTAATGTTTTGCCTGACGAAATAAAAAAGAAACTTATACCAAAGTATAAAGGTTTTCCTGATATACAACAACTGCTAGAAGAAAGCAACGATGGCCTAGATTATCAGGACACGTTAGACTATCTTTTAATGAACGATAAATATTACAAAGGTACTAAATGGGAAACACATTTGTTTGATGTTTTTCCTGAACTAGAACCATATCATAAAAAGGATTAGCATGGACGCATATGAACTTTTAAGTAAAAGAAGACATATACATTTATTTGACACGGAAAAAATTCCACCTAAAGAGCAGATAGATGACTTGTTGTATAAGGCGTGGAAAACAACACCATCAAAAAATAACTTTATGCCATATCATGTTAACGTGTTAGGACCTGAGCATGTACGTGAAAGAAAGTCTATCACTAAAAAATGTATGATGAATAAAAAACTAATAAATGAAGACAAGATACCTAGACACTATTCAGATAAACACAAAACGTGGGAAGAAGATGGTACTAACCCAGCATTTTTACATATTAAAACAGCACCATATCTGTTAGTGTTTACACAAAGAATATGTAAACCTAATGAATTTTACCAAGACTGTATTGATAGAGGTGATTTCTTTGAACAAATGCACGAAGAATATCTAGGAGAATTACAAAGAACAACGTGTACTGAAATAGGCTGGTTTACATCAAATCTTACTAACCTTTGCGTAGAACAAGGACTAGATACATCAACTCTATTATGTTTTCCCTATCATTATAAAACATGGAATAAAGGTTGGGAAGATATACCATGGGTAAAATATCCTGTTCTTTTACTATGCAGTTTAGGTTATAGTAAACAAAGCAGACGTGAGTTTATACACCCAACAAATAGAGCAAGAGATAAAAAACCTGAAAAAGAAACAGTTGTGGTATGGCGTTAAAAGAAGTAACAGCATTATTATTAATACACTTTGAACATTATCCTGATTTGTCTATGGATAAAGAATTAGACAATATGCGTTTTAATAGATTAAAAGAATTAATATCTGAACATCCTATAAAAGATATGATTATAATATCAGAGCACCTTAAACCAGAATTACAGCCACGTTTATGTCAATTAAAAGCTCAATTAGAAACCATGGAAAGAGGTCAGACAAGTGACTTCCCAAAGTATGATTGGATTGAATTGCCACCTGTCGGATTAACACCACAACAAGATTTAATTGATTGGATAAAATTTGAAGCAGGTAAGTTAGGTTGCAAAATTAACAATGTACTTGCGACAGGTCAAAATTTAGCAGGTTGTGTTTGGAATACTAAAGATTATTCTGCTTTAGCGTGGTCAAAAAAAGGTCATCTTGTACAAATTATATTGTCAATGTGTGGTGATTATGAATTGCCTGGTACAGGCGCTGAAAAATATATGAAAATGTTTAGTCTTTTATATCATAAAATAAAAAGGTCTGGTCATATTCATAACATAGAGCTAGTATCTGATCTAGACAGCATTAAATATATGCACGAAGGTAGAAGAATGAGGAAAGGGACACAATTTAATGGCTAACACGCTAAAAAAAACATTATTATTATTGGTTGATTTTCATGGCCATCCTATATTTGGTGATGACCACACAAATGAATTAAGATATAGTACTTTAAATAGTATGTTGCAGGTAGACCAAAGAGAAATGAATATAGTATCAAATCATTTAGAAAGTGAATACCCAACAGAGCGTGGTCCTAATAAATTAAAAGAAATGAAAAGAATATATGACCTTGAAGGTGTACACCATTGGGATAGAATTGATCCTGACGCAGAGCCAGAACATACTATACAAGATATAGAACTAATATTTGCAAGAAGAAACTATAAAATCCACAATGTAATAATAGGTGGCACAAATTTAGCAGGTTGTGTATTAAGATCAAAGCCGTACTCAGCAATACATTGGGCAGCAAAAGGATATAAAACACAAATTTTCTTACCATTATGTGCTGAATATCAATTACCAGGTGTAAATCAAGCAGAAAGAAACTCACATGCTACATCAATAATGTATAATGTTATAAGAGATTTAAGGTTATGGGATGAAATTGATATTGTAAGGGAAACGAAAGGGTTAGATATAGTGTGAGTAAATGCAACGATAAACAAGAGAGAGAATTAGATTTAGAATTACCTGAATACATGACAAAAGGTGGACCAGGTGATAAGTCTGGACCTGGTGTAGTTGATACATCTAAATGGTTTAAAGGACAATTAGATCCAACAAATTGGAATTATAGACCTTTTGTTATTGAAGAAGGCTCAATAGGTCAACAAGCAAGAGACCAAGAGATATTTTTCTGTGATATACCTTTCACGCAACTCTATATGGAAATGTCAGGCAACTATTCAGCATGTTGTTTTGGTGCACAAGCAGATGGACAAAATGGTTTACCAGACCATAATGTAAAAAATACAACACTAAAAGAATGGATGCTTGATAGTGATTACATGAATCAAATACGTAAGGAGATGTTAGACCCTAAATCTGATTTAAAAATGGTCAGTAAAACTTGTTGGAGATGTATAGCAGATGAAAAACGTTATGGTAGATCCAGAAGAACAGCATGTATGAAGATTCATACACAAGACGCAGAATTTTGGGATGCAATAGAACGTTCAGTATTAATGTTTAAAGCAACAGGCCAATATGAGTTTGAAGAAAGAATAATAGAAGTACAATTAAAAGTTTATGGTGACGAATGTAATTTAGATTGTTATATGTGTTTACATACAAACTCATCAACACGTCAACAGGTTGCAAAAAAAGGTGTATGGAGTGATGAAATATTTGGTGAAACTGCATGGAGAAGTACTTTTGAAGGTGGTGCTAAGAAAACGTTTACAAAGAAAAACGTGGAAGACATGATACAACAAACTGTAGATTTAGCACCTTTCATACGAAGTATAAAAATCATTGGTGGTGAACCATTAATTATGAAAAAACATTATGAACTGTTGCAAAGATTAATTGATATAGGTCAGTCTAAAAATATATTTATTAAGTATCAAACAAATTTTACAGAAACAAAAGCAGGTAAGCATAACATCTTTAATTACATACCACATTTTAGAAATGTGTCTATGGTAGCTTCTGTAGATGGTGTAGGTAAAACTATAGAATATATGAGAAGAAGAACAGATTGGAATAAAGTTTTAGAGAATGTTGAAATCTGTAAGAAATATCCTAACGTAGTTGTTGACTTTAATGGTCTAGTTTCGTTTTTAAGTGTTATGAGATTTTATGAAGTTATAGATTATTGTTTAGAAAGGCCTGAATTGGTGGATCAAATCAACTGGGCAATGTTAGAAAATCCAGTACATTTAAGAGTGAACAATTTACCAGAAAAGATTAAACAAAATTTAATTCCTAAATATGAGAAGTGGCCTGACATACAAGCTGCATTAAGAAAACCAGCTGATGAAGGTATTAATATACAAGATACATTGCAATATCTTTTAAAACAAGATAAATTTTATGAAGGAACAAAATGGGAATCACATTTGTTTGAAGTGTTTCCTGAACTAGAAGAATTTTATGATCCAATGTATAACCACAATGTTAATTTGGATCTAAATATAAAGAAACAAGAGGATATATTATGACATTTGACGAACTACAAGAACTCGCTGACAAAGACCTAAAAATAAATGATACTGAACTTGATTTAGAATCATTAAAAACACCACAATTACATAACAAGTATATGAAGTTTCATAACCAATATACTAATTTATTAAAGAAGGCTGAACAAGACTTGGCAAGATTGACAAGAGAGAAATGGGAATACTATACAGGCAAAGCAGACCCTAGTGTATATCAGGAAAGACCTTTCAATCTGAAGATATTAAAACAAGATGTTGACAAATATCTTAAAGCTGATGATGACCTTATTAAGTTAGAACAAAAGGTAACTTATGTACAAAGTGTTGTTGACTACCTAGATAGAACAGTTAAGATTATTTCTAATCGTGGCTTTCAAATTAAGAACGCTATAGACTGGCGTAAGTTTACATCTGGCGTAATCTAAAATGCAAAACATAATAGTTGACAAGGTCAATGACGTGTACCTACGTATTGACGCAGACGCAAGTATCCGTAGAGAGTTATCAGATTATTTCTCGTTTGAAGTACCTGGTTACAAGTTTACGCCTCAATTTCGTAATAGAGTTTGGGACGGAAAGATACGGTTATATTCGTATGCTACAGGTCAATTATATGTTGGATTGTATCCTTACTTAAAAGACTGGTGTAAGAAGAAAGATGTACATATTGTCGAATCTAGTGAAATCCTTGCATATAACAGCGGCATAGCCGCCGATATAGACGGTTTAAT